CATGACAACGGACACGCTCTTCTCTGTGGTCTTGCCGGCTTTCCTGGGGCTCGTGGCCGGGGTGGTCGGGAGCCTCGTGGCGCCATGGGTTCACTGGGGCATCGAGAAGCGGCGCGAGAAGATGTGACGCCGGCGGGAGGCCCTGGACTCCTGGCGCCAGTACCTCGAGGCCGAATTCGACTGGAACACCTTCCGGGACACGGCGGTCTTCTCCCAGATGAAGCCGCACCTGTCGCCAGAGATGGTGCTCGAGCTCGACCCGCCGAAGACGAGCGGGAAGGCGACCGTCCACCTGAGGGCCACGCTCAGGGGGGACGACGACCTGGTGAAGAGGCTCCTGGACGAGGTCGCCGTGATCGAACGGAAATGGGGGCTGGTGTGATCCTGTGACGACGCGGGGCGGCCCATGAGGCTCGCCCCGCTCGTGCGCGGGTTGGCTCCGCAGATGAACCAGAGCCGCCCGCTCGTGCGCCCAGCACCTCGGCCGCGGGCAAGGGCGTTGAAACCGCGACTTCAGAGCTGGGCGTTGTGAACGGGACGGTCCCGGTGATGGGCGGAACCGCCCCGCTCTTGCGCTCGGCCGGGTGGAAGGACGAGCCCCCCAGCCGGGCGACTTCTACAGAGGCCGCGCCATGTCCTGGACCTGGGGCCCTTCCGCCCGGATATCGAACCCAGGCTCATCCTTCCCCGACAGGGCCACCCCGGTCTTCTCGAAGAGCGGCGCGTGGTCGCGCTTGCTCATCTCGGCCAGGGCCGTGAGGGTTTCCATCGCGTTCGGCCCGAGCGGGAACGGCTGGGGCTCCGGCCAGGTCTTCGCGTGCAACATGACCCCGCCCTTCCGCAGGTCCTTCCCGTCGAGCTTCGCCGCCTCCGTGCCTGGGATCCCATACAGGTGCAACAGGATCGTGGCCGCCCTGGCTTGCAGCTCGAGGCGCCGCCTGCGGGCATCGGGAAGTGCGGCGATCTGCTCGAGCGTGAAGCACCTGGGCAGATCGCGGGAGTCGTCTACCGGCGCGAACGTCGGCTTGAAGTCCCAGCTCACCAGGTACCCGGCCAGCTTGATGAACGCCCGGAAGTCGAGCAGCTCGCGCGCGGCGAGCGTGGCAGGGCGTCCGGCGTCGACCCGGGTCTGGCAGTACAGCTTGACCGCGGCGTCCAGCTCTGTTGCCTTGGCCGCTCGCACCGAGCGCACGACCTCAAGCAGGAACAGCCTGTTCTGATTGTCGGCGTCTCTGGGGTCTCCGAACAGATCGCCAGCGAAGGGCTCGCCGCTGGGGACGGGTAGCATGGTCGCGATCCACGCGAGGCTTGACGCCATCTTGGTGGCGATGCGACTCGAGAGGGAAGTAACCCAGCAGGCCGCCGAGTCTTCCACGGTCCAGGGTTTGAGGTCGGTGGTGTTCATCACAGGCCCCCTACTGCTTGGCCGCACGGCGGCCGTTGATGTAGATCGCCGTCTCCTCGGTGCGGTCGTAGACGATTCGCGAGACGTTGCCCGCCGCCGGCCAGACCCAGACGCCCTTGAACTCATGCCAGTCGCCGGGGCTCGCGGGCAGAGTCTCGCCGGCCAAGGTCGAGAGTTCGGACGCTGGGCTCACGCGATACCAGTCACCGGCGTTGTTCTGGCCCCAGAGTTGGACCTTCACGATGGCCTTGGGGGCGTCGATGACCACGGCGTCGAGGACGATATCGAGGTCGATCTGTCCGTCCAGGGTACCTTCCGCGATCGTGTCGATGGCCACGTCCATGCCGATCTGGGCGCCCGTGGCAGTAGCCGCCAGGCCCAGCGCCAACACCAGAGCCATGGTCTTCAGTCGATCCATGATGGTTCCTTCCATGTCTTTCGTACCTCCGTGTTCCAGAAATGAACTGCTCCGCGATCAGCCCTTGAGCAGCTCGTCCAAGAGCAGCTTCCGAATCCGCTCCACGCCGTCTTCCTGCCAGACCATGAACGGCCGCGCGGGCAACCCGGGGTGATTGACCAGCTGGGCAATCGCCCCCCTCTTCGACGCCTTGAAGCGACCGCGCGCGTCACGGCCGCCAGCGCCCTTGACCGTGAACTTCAACACGCCTCCGGGCCTCGTCGGCTTGATGATGTAGGGCCGGGTGCCGAACTGGTGATATCCGGCCGTGTGGTGGCGGGAGTAGGCGGCAACCTGGTCGGGGTAGTTGACCCGAACGTTGACCGACTTTTTCAGCGCCCCGGTGTCCTGGAGCGGGACGTCGCCGCCCTTCGATCTGCTGGCCTTCGTGTTCTCCGTCAGCGGCTCCCAGCGTTCGGGACGGCCTCCCTCCTGGAAGTTCCGCGAGACCATGGCCTGCATCACGACACCGATCCGGCGTAGAGGCGGCTTCTTGCCGCGAGCCACGAAGGCGTGCAGTAGCCGGTTCACCTCGGCGTCATCCAGAAAGACCTCGAGCATGGGCCCTTGCTCGCTCATTCATCGCCCCAGTCGTCGAAGTCGCCGCGGTGCTTCTCGAGGTACTCGGCGAGCTTGACGCCCGCGGCGAACTCTTCCTCGAAGGTCCCGCCCTGGTCGTGGTGCATGAAGCTGAGGTCCTCGGGCTCTCCGGTGACCGCTCGCCGGCCCTCGAGGTACTCGCGTTCGAAGGTGCTCTGTTCCATGTTCGATCCTCCGTGATCGTCGGGACAGCAGTCCCGGGCTTCGTCCCTCGTTGAATATGCCGACCCGCAACGATCGCAGGTGTGGCGCGGGGGACAGGGAAGGCCGGCGTCCGCGAACACCATCGCGGCCAGCTCCGGCTCAAGGCGGCCTTGTAGCGCGGACTCGCCGCACCGAAAGGCCACCAGGTCTTGGTCGAGGTGGCCCCCGAGATTGAGGTGCGCCGCGGCCCGGCGGCCCAGGTCCATGATCCTCGAGCCTCGGAGCTCGCGAAGGGTGCAGCGGCAGGTGGCGCAGGTCCCGCGGTTGTTTTCCCGGGCCATGAAGGCGATCCGCCGGCCGCACAACTCACACCACGACCCGAAGCCGTGGGTGAAAGCATTGGCCGGCAACGGGCGCTCCGTTGCTGCACCGAAGTCGATGGCGGCCGCGGCCTCGTCATCGTCGGGCTGTAACGCTCCGTCGTCATAACAGTTATCATCGCCGCCCGTCGTTGCGTTGTGCGCAACCTTCTGACTGTCGAGCAGAGGCGGAGCGTATTCGGTCGTCATGACTGTCCCTTCCTGACGATCTCCTGGCCGGCGTCGAACTCGCGTTCGAAGATGGCGAGCTCGAGGGTGACGGCGTCGTGGTGGCTCTGAAGCGACTCGGCGAGGCTGACCATGCCACGGACGCCCGGGTTGTGGCCGCCAAGGATGGCGACGTGGTCGAGGCGCCCGTCGCTGAGCAGCAGGGACGCGCTGACGTCGCGGTACCCGCCTCGCCGGATGTACCGGCGCACGTCCTGGCCGACGCCAGAGAAGCAGGCCAGGAGGCTCCCAGCTGCCACCCGCAGGGCCGTCACCTGGCCGCATTCGACCCCGGTGCGGTGGTCGTTCAGGACGATCGGGGCCGTCGCGCCGGCGCCCCGTGTCGTGAACTCGGCCGCTACCTGCTCGAGCAGTTCCGCGCTGATCTCGCAACCGTTCCACCGGCCAACGCGGGAGACCTCGACCCAGAAGTCGGCGGTGAGGCTGGCGTCAACGTTCAGGAAGATCTTGGCGAGTGTCCTGCGGTCGTCCTGGAAGCCCGGCGTCATGACCGTGTGTTTCTTGCCGGCGACGACGCCGCGCACCCCAACGTCAAGATCGTCGAACCGGGCGTAGACCTCGCCGTCTCGGATCGCCAGCTCAGCGAGCGTCCCGACCTCAGGCTTGTCGCCGGACTCAAGCACGAGCGGCACGGTGTGGCGGGACTCCGACCACGCCCGCACCAGATCCCAGCGGTGTTCTTTCACGGCGCGGCGCTGCTCGTCCGTTGGGCCAGGGGTAGACTCATCGACCCCGGGCGTTTCCAGCTTGTGCCAGACTGAACTGCTCACCTCGAACCCCCTTCGTTCGGACTATCGCTCAGGACCTCGGCGAGGTCGGCGCGGATGGCCGCGAGAACGGACGTGTCGTTGACGTGCCGGACGATGACCTGCACCACCTGGTTGACCAGCTCGCGAACCCGCGCCTCGGCCAGGCCGAGCTGGATCTTGTCGTTGAACAGCCCCAGGTGCCGGCCCAGGAGCTCGAGCGCCCGGTTCGCGCCGGCGGCGTTGAACTCCCATTCGCCGGTCGGCTTGCCTTCGCGGTCCAGGACCTGGCGCGCTTGCATGCTCCGGTCGGCCACGGTCCGCAGGCCGCGCACGACCGCGTCAGCGTCCGCGCCCACGCGCTCCATGCGCTCGGCCATGAGCTCGGAAACGCGGTCCTGTATGGCGGGCCTACCGAGCAGCCTGCAAGCGGTCACGCGGGCCGAGCTCGTGGCGTAGCCGGCGCGGATCGCAGCCTTGCCGCCGTTCGCGTCTACCACGTATTCGTGGCAGAAGAGTTCCTGCCGGCGGTTGAGCTTGGCGGTGGTCACGTCGGCCGCCTCCCTGGTTATCATCCGTTATTGCCACTGATCGCGCGGAAGAGCATCCTGTCGGGGTCGAGCCGCACCGTGGTGGCGCCCGTTTTGCCGTCGCGGCATTTCGCCAGGATCAACTCGCGATCCGACGCGAATCCGTCTTCTGGGCGATGCAAGAAGATCACCACGTCAGCGTCGGCCTCGAGGCTGCCGCAGTCGCGCAGATGCCCGAGGTTCGGCCGCACGCCCTCTGCGCCGCGTGACAGTTGCGAGCAGACCAGGATCGACACGCCGGCCTCTCTGGCGAAGTCGGCCAGCCGGCGACTGATCACCTCGAGCTCAGCGTTACGGTTCCCGGCGCGACCAGACTCCCGGCCCGGGTGAATCCGCTGGATGAAGTCGACCACCACCAACTCGAGCCGTCGCTGGCGGTTGGCCCGGCGCAGGCTGGCGATGATCGCGTCGATGCTCGATCCGGTGCGGTCGTAGATCGTGAGCAGGTCGCCCAGGCGGTTGCTCAGCTCGGCGGCGGCCGTCGTCAGGCGCGTCCAGTCTTCGGGCGCCAGACTGCCCTCGCGTAGACGGATGCCGTTGATCGAAGTCCGGGAAGAGACCAGGCGAGCCCAGATGTCGGCGGCTGGCATCTCGAGGGAGACGATGGCCGTGCGGTGTCCGCCTGCTGCCGCGGTCGCTGCCAGCTGGGCGGCGAGCGTCGTCTTGCCCATCGACGGGCGGGCGCCGAGGATCCATGTACCGCCGGGGCGCATCCCCCCGGTCGCGGTGTCGATCGAGGCGAACCCGGTCCGGATGCCGGCCAGCTCGCCCCGTGCGGCCGCCTCTGCCCGGGCAAGCACCGCGGCCATGCCGTCAGCCGTCGCCACGCCCGCGTCGCTTGTGGCGCCGTGCAGGCGGCCGTCAGCGGCTTCGGTCAGGGCCGCGACCTCGGCCATGACGTCGCGCGGATGCTGGCCGGCGTCTGCCGCACCCCGGGCGATGGCCGCCAGGCCGACTTCGAGCTGGCGCCGGACGCCCGCCGCCAGGATGGCGTGGGCGTGGTGCTCGACGTTCGCGGCGGTAGCGGCGGCGGTCATGCACTCGACCAGCACGTCGGCCAGGTCGGGGTTCAGGTCGGCCGAGATTGAAGCAGGGTCGAGCGGCAGGCCGGCGCGGTGGCGCTTGACCATCGCGGCGAACAGCTGGCCCAGCTCGCGGTGAGCGAAGTCGCTGGGCGCGAGCTCGGCCGGGACGTCGTCCATGCGGTCCGGAGCGAGCAGCAGCCCGCCGACCAAGGCGCCCTCGGTCGTGCAGATGCCGGGCTGGCGGTCGCTCATCGCGCACCCCCACGGAATGCCGCGACCTCGGCGTCGAGGTCTGGAAGCTCGCGCCTGGCGTCCGGCGGCCTGCGCCCGGCCTTGGCCTTCTGCTCGGCCTCGAGCTGGTGCAGGTCGGCGATGACCAGGCCAGCGCTGTGCTTGGTCCAGGTGCTGCTCCCGGTTCGGGCCAGGGCCTTGACGGGATCGACGCCCAGGGCCTTGCCGAGCGTGCGAAGGTGGTCCATCTGGGCGGCGGTCGCTGGCTGGCTGGTGGCGAGGTGGACGGATTCCGCCGGCAGGCCGTGCTCAGCTCCGGATCGTGGGATGGCGGGATCGTCGGGCTCATCCGGAACCGGCGGCATAGGAGCGGCGCGTTTCCGATCCCGCGGTGATGCCCCATCGAGGGGGTCCGGATGGGCTTCCGGTTGGCTCGCGCGCGCGTTCTCTCTCTCTAGAAGAGGGACGGGGACGGGGATGGGAACTGGCCCAACCCCTGCCGCATTTTCGAAGTTTGTTGGGCCAACCGTTGGGCCAACCGTTGGGCCAACGGTTGCGTCGACACTCTGCACCGCTTCGATCAGGCGTTGCTTGCCGTCTGTGTCGGGCAGGCTGTCAACCTCAGCCAACCACCAGTCGACGGCCGCGCATGCGGGCAGGCTGGCAAGGTCGCGAGCGATTGCGGTCGCCGAGTTGGGGTTCGCCGGCAGGTCGCTGCTGACCACGCCCGGCAGGTACACCACGCGCCGCCGGGGGTCGACGCGCACCAGGTCGGCGGCGGCCAGCTGCTCGAGGGCGGCGTCCACGGCCTCGGGCGGGAACCCGAGATCATCGGCCAGCACCCCGGGCCCGGCGGCCACCAGGCCGACCGTGCGGGTGGTCCTCGGGCCAGTCCGCAGATAGGCCACGATCACCAGGGCCTCGGGGCTCAGGCCCGCGTCAATCCATTGGTGCCACTCGGACACCGAGACTAGGCGGTAGGGTGAGTTCCGGCGCCGGCTCACTGGGGGGCCTCGTTGAGGCTTACGCCGGCGAGGAGTCGAAGCTCGCGCTTCACGCCGGGAGCGAGGTCGGGCAAACCCAACAGGCCGCGCAGGACGGTCCAGCGGCAAGCGACTCCTGCGCGCTCGAGCAGCATCGCGTCGCGCCAGATCGCGGCCGCCAGGTCAGCCGGATCCGGCGGTTGCGCGAGGTCGAGAGCCTCGTTCAGTATTTCGCGATGACGGGAAATGCCGCGCAGGCCGTTGCGGGGTTTGTCAAGTCGTGCCATAATGCAGGTTCCTCCATGCTCAGACTCAAGGCCGCCCGCGCCATCGGGCGGCGCAAATCTGACAGCCTGTAGCGGATCGCACGCATTCCGAGGCGGATGAAGCGCGGCCCTCGCAACTCCCCGCCGCGGTTGCTTTCGTGGCGCCAGCCCCGCAGGGTCTGGGGGCGCAGCCCGAGAAGGGCGGCCGCTTGCACGTCTGTCAGGAGCCGCTCGCCGCGGTCCAGGTGTTCGACTGGGGATTGGCGGGGGATGGTGGTCGGGGCTTCCATGGCAACTCCTGTTCGTCGAGGGACGTCGTGGTTGGTGGAAACCTAGAGGATCCGCGCCACCGTGTCTTACGGTGCGAATGCGGCGTTTCTTGGCATTCGTACCGGTGGCGTATGGTGGGAGATAAGTTGTTGCGTGGTAGGTCGATATACGATATTCGCGGGAATGGCCGGTGCGCCTCTTGCGTACGATTCAAGCTCTACGACGGCTTCAGCTCGCCGCGCTTGTACTGGTTGATCCAGCGCTCTCGGTCTACATGGATGTCCATTGAACACAGAATCGCGCTCAACAGGCTATCGGTGTCTCCTTCGCGGGTTGCAGTAACAACCATGCCGAGCATCGACTCGAATAGGCGCAAGATCGCGAAGATAATCCCCGGCAGGAATGCCGCTTTCGCGGCGTTAACGACTGAAGCTCCCCCTCCCTTCTTGGATGCCCCTGGAACACCGGAAGCGGCGTTCGCCAGCGCCTCCCCAAGGGCCCGGAATTCGCCGAGCTCGCCAAGGGATACGGCCTCCAACGCCCGACAGTGCGGGGGGCCATAAAGCTCATGCGGCGGGGACGCTCGCATGATGGAGAAAGCGCAGTTGGCTACAATAAATGTGCCGCTAAGGCCAAGCTCTTCGGCTGCACCGACGAAATCCGAGACTGCCTTCGCCATTCTCTCGAGGCGCCGGCGGGTCTTGGCCTGGGACGGCTGATCAGAACAGAAGTGAAAGAGGACCACAGTCTTATGGGTTCCGAGAGTTATCTGTTCGATGAAGCGAATCTCGCGTTTCTCTGTTGCGGTAACGACCCAGTCGCGATTCGCGTGATCGATCATTTCTCCACTTCCCGGTTGTCGCCTTCGGCCGCCTGATCCCCGATCTGAGCGAACGCGTGTTCAACGGCCGCCTGCACCGCCCCATGAGAGAGATGCGCGTAACGCGCCGTCGTCGCCGGCGACTTGTGGCCGAGCTGGGCGCCGATCATCTGCAAGCTGACGCCGTTGGCGGCCAGCAAGCTCGCGTGCGTGTGCCGCAGATCATGCGGCCGGACGTCCCTCAGGCCGGCGCGGTCGCGGATCCTCGGCCAGACGTTCTTGATCTCCGCGACGTGGCCGGACTCTCCCCGACCAGGGAAGACCCAGGGGCTGATCTCCGGGGCCGCCTGGTCGCCGTCGCGGTCGCCTTCCAGCCGCAGCTGGGCGCGGGCCTTCGCCTCGGCCAGCCGCCGCCTGAGGATCTCCACGGCGCCCGGCTCAAGGGCGACCAGGTACATCTCTCGCGTCTTCGTGCTCTCGGAAGGGATCCGCCAGACTCGTTCCTCAAGAGAGACGTCTTCCCAGCGCATGGCCATCACGTTGCCCCGCCTGGCCCCGGTGAGCAGCAGCAGCTTGACCAGGTCGTGCCAGAGCCAATCCCCGCGCTCGCGCGCGTCGGCCTCGAGGGCGGAGTACAGCCGGCCGATCTCCTCGAAGCTCAAGTAACGCTCCCGGCGCTGTTCCCGGGCCTTCTTGACCCGCTGGGCCGGGTTCGGTCCCGGGAAGACCTCGCTGTCGATGGCGTCATTCAGGATCGCGCGCAGCAGGTTGACCACCATGTTCGCGGTACGCCCCCCGTCGCCGGCGCGCCGCCGCCGCTTGAGGGCCGCTAGCGCCTCCGCCTGCACGTCGGCGTGGAGCCGGCGCACGTCGGCCCGGGTGATCTCAGAGAGCGGCGTAGAGCCCAGGGCGGGCTCAATGTGGCGCGTCCAGAGCGCGGTGTAGGCTTCCTGTGTCCGGGGACTCAGGCGCGCGACGTGGGCGCGGCTGTAGAGCTGCCAGTAGGCCGAGAGGGTGGAGGCCTTCGCGGCCTCGCGCTGGGCCCTGGCCGCCTTGCGCTCGGCCGCCGGATCGCGGCCCTCGGTGATCGCCGCGGTGATCTTCCAGGCCTGCTTGAGCGCGTCCGCGGGGGTGATGTTCTGGGCCCGCTCGATGAAGACCCGGCGCTGGGACCCGTTGATCCGGCGCTGGACGTAGTACGTCTTCGCACCGCGGTCGGTGACGATCAGAACGAACCCGGTCGGGACCTGCTCCGTCGCCCGGGGGCTGGCCAGGAAGTAGGTCACGCGCTTCCCCGGGGGTGCTGGGGGAAGCGCATGGATTTCCTTGCGGTTCAGAGTGACGGTGTTCGGAGTCTCCGCGTTCGAGGTCATGGCCTTCCCTCCTGCTGGTCGTCCTCCCGTAGGGAATCCAGGACCTGGAAGAACTCCCGGAACGCTTCCTTCAGGGTGGCTATTGAGCGGTCTAGGTCCGAGTCGTCGTTTTCGTGAACCGCATTGACCCGTTCGGTCATCGTGTTATCCTTCCCTTGTGGGACCTCGTTATCCGGGTCCCGCCTGGGCTCCCGCGTCTGGTTGCTACGCCGTGCGGGGGCCCTTCTGTTTGAGCAGCACCGGGTATCTCGGTGCAGCCCCAGGGCATCAACAGGTTCACAA